TATTCAAATGGCACTTCTCAGGGCGGTTGTGTTGATTGTTCTAATGCTTTGGTTAATCGAGAAATAGCTAGTTGTGTTTGTGCTGGTTTCGGATCTGCTTTGCCTGATAGTATAGTTTTTGTAAATAATCCTGATAGCCCTTTTGTTTCTACTATTTGCGCTGATGGAAGTAGTATAACCTTTAAGAAACGTTCAAATGAGAAACCTGACAAAGAAAAAGATAAAGAAAAGGATAAAGAAAATCCTGAACCTGACAAAGATAAGAAAAATGATAACAATTCTACAAATTCAAGCAATAAGGATAATTCAAATCCTGATAAAAAGGACAATAATGAAAACTCAAACAACTCTAGCGGAGAGAGTGGCAACTCTTCAAATAATAATAGTGGTGGCTCTTCTGGCAATGGTTCTAGCGGTGGCGGTGGGACTGGTGTAGAAACAAAGCCAAATCCAAATTATAAGGGCGACGGCAAAGAAGAGGGTAAAGGCGAAGACGGCAAACAAGACGGCAAGGGTGAAGAAGGCAAGGGCGATGATGCTGTAGCTGGTAAATTAGACTATGACAATCTTGAAAAAGATATGAATAATTTTCAAGGCGATTATAGCAAAGCCATTGAAGATAGCTTTAGTTTTGTTAATGATGTAAAAGCTAGCTTAACAGATACTTTGCAAAAAATTAAAGATGGAAATTTAATGTCTTTGAAAAAAGGGGCAGTGCCGACAACTTGCCCTTTGAGTTTTCAAATTGATATGACTTATTTTTCTAAGAATTTAACTTTTGATTTTTGCAAAATTGTTTCGCCAGTTTCTTCATCTCTTTATATTTTATTTTACTTGGCTTTCTTTATCTTGTTTTTGGTTGTTACTATTAAATTATTTATTTTAACGTTTATGGGGTGGTAGGATATGCCAGCAATTATAGCGACGATTGTTTCATTTTTTGGCTTCTTTAAATGGGGAAAAGTTGTTGATTATGCCTTAAGAGCGATAAGCTTTTCAAAAATGGTTATTATTAATTCCATTTTGGGCGGTTTAATCCTTTCTTACGCAACTGCTGTTATCTATATAATCAATTTTATATATTCTAAATTTAATTTTGTAGTTGATTATGTTAATAATCTGCCAACTGGTAATGATAAAATTTTAACTACTGCTTTGGCTTTTATAAAATCTCTTGGCGCTTGGAATGCCTTTTGTGATGTAATGGCTATTTTTTCACCTATCTTTTTGAGCTTCTTTCTTATCTATGCTACAAAGATTGGCATTGTTGTTTTTAAATTTGTTCGAGAAACAATTTTATCTTTTGTTGTTGCAAAGTCTTAAAAAATGATTACGTATTTAATTGGCAATCCTGGAAGTGGTAAAACATATTACGCAGTATATATGATTTACCATATCTTTTTATTTGAGCCAAAGAAGACATTTTTAACTAAATTTGTTAAGCCTAAAGAAAAGCCAGATTATTCATTTTGTTATACGAATATTAATGAGTTTAAATTTGAGCTATGCGATAAATTTAAGAAGTTTGATTTTGATGAATTTTATTTAGGCTTAAGAAATTTATATGCTCTTTATAAGACTGGTGCGACTGATAACGAAGTAAATGAGAAAGCTAAAGAGTTAAATTTATATGGTTGTGTATTCGTCCTTGACGAGTGTCATAACTTTTTTAAAAATCAAAAAGATGAAATTTTAGTTTGGTGGCTTACATATCATAGGCATCTTTATCAAGATATTTATCTCATTACGCAAGATCTAACTCTAGTAAATAATGAATATAAACGTATTGCAGAGAAATTTTATAGAGCTTCGGATAGCTCGCGAAGATTATTTTCAAAAAAGTTTCGCTATGAAATTTATGCATCTTATAGGCTTTTTAAAAAAGATAGATTAGAAATTATCAATATTCCATTTCTTCAAGAAGTTTTTGACTTATATCATTCAGGGCAAAGCTCAAATAAAAAATCATTTGTTCGCTTTTACTTTTTCTTAGCTTTTTTAGTCTTTATTTTTCTCTTGCTTTTCTTTTATTTTGTTGTTATGTCTTTATTTGAAACCGATAAACCTAAAAACGAGAATTTACCTATTGAAAATAAAATTCCTTCTTCTGCTCCATTTTCCGAGCAACCTAAAAATTCAAGTTTATTCTTTGATGATAAAAAGCCTAAAAATAATAATATTGATATTCCTGAAATTTACATTTATGATATCACTTGCCTTAACAATAATTGCCATTTTAGCGATGATTATCATTTATACCCATTATCATTAATTACTTACATTTCTTCAACGCATACCCCATTATATTTTTATTTCGAGCCAAAATCTCACGAGCTTGTTAAATACTACTATGTATTTGACAAGCCAGTTTTTCAAAATTTACAAAAAAATAACAAAGGTGTTTCCGATGAAAAGTTTAATCAAATTCCTAATTCTTCCTTGTCTGCTATTAAATAGCCTTTTTTCTGCTGAAATTTACACTGATTTGCTAGATTTCGCACGTCTTACCAGCAAGGCTAACAATATAGCTATTGTAACTGATGAGAGCATTCATCAAGGCGAATACTACTTTATCTATCAAGACGAAGTAAAAATTACGATCTCGATGTTTAGAAAAATGCTCGAAGCAAAGAATTTATATTTATATAAAAAAGATAATTTCTACTACGTAAGCTCTCAAAAATTGCCTGATTATGATCTTAGGCGTATTGATCTAAAAAACTATGTTGTTGAGGATGTTAATAAAATTCTTAGCCAGTTTGATCTTAATGCTACCTATGCTACTGCTTCAAACTCTGTCTTTTTTAGAGCCGATGATTATATTTTCGATCAAGTTAAAGACGCTATCGCTAAGATAGATAAAAGCTTAGAGCAAGTAACATTTAAGCTTACAATTACCGAAACAAATTTAAAAGATATAAAAGATTTAGGCACAAATTTACAAGGCTTACTTAAGCCACTCAATCACGGCGATTTAGCCTATTACATAAATTTAATTACTTCCCCTTACATTACTAATTCAAACGTCATAAAGAATAATGATAGTGCATTTTTTGGTATATTAAATTTTCTTGATACAAACGGCATTACAAAAATCATCTCTTCGCCAGTCTTGACGGCAAAAAATCACACAGAAGTTTATTTTAGTTCCGTTCAGAATATCCCTTATCTTGTTTCAAAAACTGATATTTCAAACGTTAATTACCAAAAAACAGACAGCTATGAATATAAAGACATTGGTTTAAAAATCAACTTAAAACCTATAATTCTATCCGATCACATTGATTTCGACTTACATTTAATCCTTGAAGATATCCTTTCTCAAAGTTCATCACTAACTCCCATTGTTTCAAAGAAAGAGCTTAAAAGTTCATACTCTTTAAAGCGTGGCGACGTTCTAGTTCTTAGCGGTATCAACAAAACAACTTCCACGAAGCTAAGAAACGGCGTTCCTATCCTTAAAGATATTTGGCTTTTAAAGTATCTTTTTTCAGTAGAGCAAGACAGCGAGATAAACTCTGTTTTAACTCTCACAATTCAAATTATTTAATGTTTTAAGGGGTGTAGGGGATATCCCCTACAAAAGGCGAGTAATAAAGCTTTTTAGTTCGTCCAGCCTTTTCGAGCCGTGCAACAAACGAGCCAGCTGGGTCATAAAAGCCCCCTTTCGCCTAAGTGTGTTTTGGCGTAGCCAAAAAGCCAACCATTTGTGCGGACGAAGTCCGCCAAATGGGGGCTCTTGTCAAATTAATAAAAAATTGTTACCTTTAAGGAAGCGACTATGCGAGCAAGGAATTTATACGGTGTTTCGCCCTTTGATGTGGAGCTTTGTCAAGAAAAGCTTGATAGTCAAAGGGAGTATATGCGCTCTTTTTCTTTTGTCAATAGTTTAGGGCAGGTTAAAAATTTGCTTGATATTTCAATGTCAGCAAACTTTAGCCCGAAATATTACGCTGAAGTTTCGAACCGCGTTAATGTGTTTAGCTCATTTGCGATCGATAATTTTCAAGTGCCAGTATTTTTAACTATTACGTTAAATGGCTGTTTTAGGGGTGCTTTAAATGGCGATTACTCTAAATTCAAGTCCATTGATTATAAGTATTTGCCTGATGAAGTTAAATATAAGGCTAAAAATGCCGTTGCTTTGTCTATTTCTGATTTAGTGGCTGTTCTTAATTATCAATGGCATTTATTTATTATGCGATATTCTGATAAGTTTAAAAAGATAGATCGAAGTTATATAAGATGTTTTGAGCCACACAAAAAAGACGGCGTTCCACATATCCATGCTTTATTTTATGTCCCAGCTTACACGTTAGATTTTATGAAAAGAATTTATACGAATATCTTTTATGCTCCGCAAAACCTAAAGACAAATGCCATTACAAGCGATCAAGAGAAAAATGGCGAGTTTAACGGCTTTCAAACTTCAATAAATAATCCTAGTGGCTATGTAATGAAATATATTCAAAAAACTTTTATAAATTTAAAAGAAACGCAAGATTTTGACGAGCTTTCGGCGTGGTATGTAAAGCATAAGGTTAGACGTTTTTTAAGCTCACGCACTAAAGTGCCTTTATGGGTGTATAGGAAGATAAATTTTATTAGCTCAATGCAGGATTTTTATCATTTAAACGACTTAACAAACGATCCTAGGGCATTAATAGAGTGGAATAAAAAAGATGATTACATTTATATAAATTTGTCTTTTAATAAAGAAGAAATTATTTATTTAAATGGCAGATTGGAGCATTACATTGGCGGTAGGCTAATGAATTTTTACGATAGGCTTAAGATAAATAATAAAGTCGATGAAGATGCAAGCGATGAAATAAATAATTTTGGTAATACTCTAAAACAAAAGCAGGTATTGAAAATTTGCGATGAGTTATTTAAAACCGAAAAACGAGTTAAGCCAGTTAGCAAAATGAAAGATTACGAGCTAGTCAATTATTACGAGAGCTTGGGCGGTGATGTAAATGCCCAGCATTTAGCTTATGTTGAAAATATAATGCTT